ATATTAACAGTTTTGATATTTTTAACTATAACTGCTTGTTTTTCTAGCGGAAGAAGAGCAGTATCATCAGCAGCTGCTGTTGAAAAAAGATACGGATTGTTTTCATTAAAAACAGGTGCTTTTAACATTTTATCTAAATTACCGAGTCTTAGAGCATTAGTGCCTTCTTCATCAAAATCGTATAATGTTGCCCAAAGAAAATAAGGAGAACCATTTACGCTCGTTGCTCTATCTAATAACCAATCACAAGCTTGAAGAGGAGACAAATATGGAACAATGACTTTTATTGCGCTTTGTGCAGATGGAGCATAATATGAAAAATCTATATCTAATCCTAAGTCATTAATTACAATTCTTTTTACTATCTCTTCTATTTTACCCTTATAAGATCTACTAATTCTAATATTTGAATCTAAAAATGCATGAGGATCTATTAATTCAAATACATATATTTCTGTCTTTTCTGTTGTTTTAAAAGTCTTGATGATAGATTTCATCAAAAATGTATGAGTGAATGTCAATCCCTCTGCAAGAAGTGCTTCATCAACAGCTGAAATCGTTATTGTTATTAATTCTGTTCCTTTAAATTTTAATGCGCTTATGATGCCATGGTCATCCATTATAGCAATTTGACCAGTCACATACGGTTTCTGTATGTGCTCAAAGAAAGAAACCTCAGCGATAAAACTCTTCACATCATATTCATCAGAATTTCTGTCTGAAGTTATAATAGCACTTTCAATCTTATATTCCTGACCAGAACTTTGAGGCAATGCCATAATCTATTCCTGCAATAATCTTGTAAATTGCGCAACCAATTGTGGAACGACATCTTTCTTTAATATTTTTATGTCCTTTTGTGCGTCATTAACAGCAGTTATGTGATCAAAATATGTAACTATAGTTGACGATAATATTGTTGTTTGATCCATTGTATGAGGATAAGTAGAAGACCAAGACGGAGTTATTCTTTCTCCGTTTCCGTTTAGAAAATATGCAGGTGCATTATATTGTTCATACATTCTAAAAATATTTACTAAATCTAAAACCGTTGCATCAACAGCTGCTAAAGAACCATCTAATATGCTTAATGCTTCCTCTGTTGATATCGCAGATAACGAAATATCGCTAGTTGTAGTTGAATGTTCTAAAAATAATTGACCCATATTATAATCAATTTTTATTATCTTAACGGGGATCCCGACACTGTTTAATAATACATAATTTCCTTCTTTAAAATATGCACTAAGGGATAATGGTGTAGCAACACCAGTAGAACTTGGATAACTTGTAGAATCAGTAGAGACCACAATATTAGGATAATATTTTTTTGCAAGTTCAGAAAGTCTATATGAACTTACAGGCCATCCGCTTACTCTTAACTTATCATTAAGAAGAAAAAAAGTCCAACCGTAAGTACTATTATTATACAATTTTTGAGAAACTACATCCGGTCTATCGCCTTCTTGTATGTAATACTTTTCATAATATGTTTTTTCTTCTTTCAATTGATCAATTAAATCAATATAAGTTCCAAGGTGCTGCCATGTAACGGAAGAAGTTTCATCGCCAAATTTATAAAGAACCTTTGGGAATTGTTTAAAATAACTACTCATTAATAACCTCCTTCATCTACATCTATTCTAGACAGTGCTTTCGCTTCCATGAAGGTCATAGTGACATCAATCTCAGAAGGATAGTATTCGCCGTTAGACTTAAAAAAAGTCATATTACTCGGGTTATAAGTTGCGATAAAATTCTTCAAGTATGAAGGTAAAAATTTGGTTCCGATTTCTGTTCCGTTATAATCTACTCTTATATAAAACCTGTTAGGAAATTTGTAACCAACGCTAATTCCAGTAGTTCCTCCTGGAATTTTTTCGGGGTATAACTCTGTTCTAAAATATTTTATAATCTCTTTTATATTTTTTGCTTCTTCTTCATTAACAGGTATTAATTTAAATGTGAAGGCAAATTCTCGTAACGGGACACTTCTGAAAAGTGCTCTTGTATTTGGATTCAAGGTGACTCGATTCGCAGAAGTTATACCGCCACCGATTGCCCCTCCCATTTTAGATGCAACTATTCCTGCCAATACTCTTCCATATGGAGTGTCAGCTCCGACCGAACTTGATAGTCCATCAATATATGATTGACCTGAAGGATCATCAGCTCCTAGAGCACCTAGACCTGCTTTCTCTACTGCTGCTCCAATGATACCGAGGTCGACATTATCGTAAACTGCGTTGTCTGAGAATTGCAATCCTGGCGGCAAATAAAGAGTACAAGTCTCTCCGCGCACTGGTATTACTCCATTATTGCCCAAGAAAAGATTACCGGATTGACCGGAGGTTAGTTCTTGGCCTTGTGCTTGTTGTTCATCAACAACCTGGAAAGTAATTTTCCCTTGATATGCTGTCCTATCAGTAGGAAATATTAGTGCCATATTAATGCCTGTTATAAATAAGTTGGTGTTTATTTTCTATTATTTATATATGTTTTGAAAACTTATTCAGGAAAATACAAAGTAAAAAATCCTAAGAAGTACAAGGGGGATTTTAACAACATTATTTATCGTTCCATGTGGGAAAAATGGTGTTTCATGTGGTGCGATGAAAATAGTAGCATTGTAGAATGGTCTTCTGAGGAAATAGTCATACCGTATTATTATGATGTTGATAAAAAATATCACAGATATTTCATAGATCTCAAGATAAAGTTTGCTGAAGGAACTGTCCTTCTAATAGAAATAAAACCAGAGAAACAAACAAAACCTCCAGTCGGTAAAAGAAAAACAAAACAATACATAAAAGAATCCCTCACCTATGTAAAAAATATGAACAAGTGGAATGCAGCGTCAGAATATGCAAAAGATCGAGGATGGAAATTTGAAATCTGGACTGAAAGAGAATTAGAAAATTTAAATATAATGCCAAAGTCTGCAAACAAAATCAAGTCAAAACTAAAACCGATGCCAAAATTTAAGAAAAGAAAATAGAAAATTTGTTATAAATATCGGTATGGCAAATTTAATAAAAGACCTTCAAGAAGAGTTATCGACTAATTTGATCGACCCTAGAACAAAAGAGTCTAGGGATTGGTTTATACAAAGAGTGAAAGAAATAACCAGAGTTGATCGAAGAGAGTTAATGTCTGAAGATCCCTTGGAGTTGACAAGAAGAGTTTTTCCTATAGGTCGAATGTATATGTTTCTATACAATCCGATCGGACAAGAAACGCTACCATATTATGATAGATTTCCTGTAGTGATAACAGTTAAAAAACTTAAAGACGGTTTCACTGGATTAAATTTGCATTATTTGCCATTAATTTACAGAGCAAGGTTGCTAGAAAATCTCCAAATGGTAAGATTGAATAATAAAAGATATGACGAAACAACTAGATTTAGATTAACTTACGATATACTAAATGAAAATAACAGATTTAGATTTTTCCGACCTTGTTTTAAGAGATATAAAATGTCTAGGATAAGAGGAAACTTAGCATTGATTCATTCTAGCGAATGGGAAGTTGCCTCTTATCTACCAGTAGCATTTTTTAGAAAAAGAAAAGAACCTTATGTACATATGGATTCTAGAAGAATAATTAGGGAGAATATGTAAATGGCATTTAGTCCTGATACATTCAAGAGTTTACTGCAACAGCAAAAAGGATTCGCTTCTGCTAATCAGTATGAAGTAGAACTTCCGCAAATTAATTCTTTGAGAAAAGTTTCAGGAGGAAGACCATCCCAACACGATGCAGAAACACTGAGACTAACTTGTTCTGCTATAAATCTTCCTGGCAGACAATTGTTAAGTTATGATAGACAAATAGGAATGGAATTGTTGAAAGTTGGTTATGGTTATGCAAATCCAGATGTAACTCTAACCTTTCAATTAACAAACACTTATGCAGTAAAAAGATATTTTGATGAATGGCAAGATTGTGTAGTATCAAGAGAACCTCCCTATGAAGCAGGGTTTTTTGATAACTATGCTGCTAAAAGTGTTAAAATATGGCAAAAAACAAGGGATAAATATTTACACCAAACTCCGATATATGGAGTAGAATTACAAAAATGTTATCCAACTACAATGAACGATATTTCATTTAGCAATGAATTGGATGCGATATCTGAATTGACAGTTTCTTTCAGTTATAAAAACTGGATATATTATTGACATTAATTAGGAGAATATAATGGCATTACCAAAACTTAATGATACTATAAAATTTGATATAACAATTCCATCTACAAAGGAAACAAAAAAGTTTAGACCTTATCTCGTAAAAGAAGAAAA